ACGGCACACCAAACCACACACGGCTATTAACCCAAGAAACATCAACAGGTTTAGTGGTCACATCCAAATAGTTTAAATCTATAATCGGTTGCAACTGGTTAAAAATGTTTTTTACACTAGAACCATTATAGTAATGAAACCCCTCAGGATACGAAAAAAAATATACACCCACATCAGACTGCGCAAAACTACGAGGAGTGTTAATACCAAGATGGTTAGATAACTCAACAATAGTAAAACTTGCTGAATCGTAACCAAACAAAACAAAAATGGCTCTAGGTTTAAAAATTACCAACTGACCAGAAACCACAGCCAAACCAGTAACACCATTCCCGCCACCCTCCACATCAATATAGTCATCAGTCATCCAATCCTCAGGTAAAGAATCGTGCGACCAACGCACACGATTCGGAAACTCAACAGAGTTCTCAATAGTATTAGCAGCAAACATTTTATTAGCATGGACAGCAAGGTGTTTAGCACACGGCATAAAACCAGCAGTTGGGGTAATATACGGTTGAAAAGTAGGACCACTAGCCGTCAAAGCAGTAGCATAAGTATTAGCAGTCTGCCACTTGTAGCCACCGTTACCGCTAGTGCCAGTAGAAATATATAAAGTTTTACCCCACTGAGCAAACCCTGCACCAAAATTAGAACCAACAGCAATATCGTTACCAGATGAATACTGCAAAGTAGAAAAATTGCTTCCAGTAGAACGATAAACTTTGGTGCTGTTAGACAACATTATTTGTGATGTATCACCATCAAACCGAAACAACCGATGAGGATTCCAACTAGCAATAACACTGCTATTAATTGCTGTATAGCCGCCACGAGTAAACACACCGCCTCGTGGGTCCACATCAACATTCAACATCTTAGGAGACTCATTTTCAGCCAACTGAAACTGGTCAGCACGAAGATTTAACCCACCAGTAAAGTCCTGTTGCTCAAAAATGCCGACAGTCATTAGTTACCTAAAGTTCTTCCAAGTTGCTGCATCCAACCCTTAAAGGTTGGTCTGCCACGAGTTTGTCCATGCGCCAATATCAAATGGGCGTGACTAACTGGTTTCATTTCGGCGTTTCGTGCCAACGCAACGCCCTCATCAAAAGCACGCTTATATTCGGCAGACATACCAGTGTCCTCAAGACGCTGATAAATACGGCTGCAAGCATAATACACCAAAGGCAAATGCAAATTCTTAGACGCATCAACATTACCTAATGTTGTAAACCAATCCGTAGGCTCACGATAACCACGACAAGTTAAAGTCCGAACATCGTTCGGTTTCGGATACAAATGAATCTGCCCATCCCAAATAGAATAAAACAAAGGATTACCCGAAATATCGTAAGTACCCACATAGGTTTCCTCAGCCATATCATGACCAACCATATCCAAACGGGTACCAATAGCGGTGTTATCCACAATAGAAATAACTTCACGAATAGGGTCAGCAGTAAAATTGGCAACCGTATAAGCACGCTGGTTTACAACTGTGTTAAAAGTAAAAGTTTCCTCCAGAAACTTCCAACGCTTTTCAAGGTCCAATATGCGATAATAGCCGTCACGAATATACATATTCAACAAACTGTCTGGCAAATCAGCCGTATCCAAATCCGTTATATCACGGACAAACCCACGAATCGTGGCAGCAGTCTGGGCTACATAACCCATTATGAAACCTTTTTAGTTTTAACAGCCTTACGGGTATGCCCAACACAAAACTCGGAACCCTTAATGGCAAAACCCTCACAACTGTCCTCGTTAGCGGAACACTTGCCTTCACGACCCAAATAAGGTCCACTAGGAGGCGCCTGACGGGCGCCATCGGTGTGGGCTAAACGGTTTGAAACAACCTTTGTACCATAATACGCTTGGGCTTGAACCGCTGTAGGAGGGGCATCTGTAGTCATCACAAATGCTGTATCTGTTCCCAAATAGGGTTATTCGCCACCCAGTAGCATCTGCAACATCCGTAACTGTTTAGCGGAGTCCACAACACGGCGACCAGTTTTTACACTAGGACCACCCAACTTAGCAATTTTACCTAACGGCGCAAAGTTTGAACCAATGTATGCCGCCTGAAGCGCCAACTGTTTCTTGGACATCTTTTTACCAGTAGCCAAATCGTAACCCAACTGACCAACACCACCAGTAGTTAATAAATCCAACCCTCTTGCAGCCTTACCAGTATTTTTGACAATACCCTGTGAAACAGCAGCATTAGCAGAAGCACCAAATTGGTTTGCCATATTAGGTTGAGTACCTTTTGGAAGGTTGCCTGAAGCCATGCCAAGATACTTCAACAAAGCATCCAAATCAAAACCCTGAGGCTTTTTAGCAGGCTTCCTAGCCACAACTACTTCTTCTTTTTACGATTCTTAATCGCTTCTTTAGCCTTAGCAGCACGGTCACTTTGACGCTTCGCAATTTTCTTAGGAGCATTAACACCACCAGCAGCCTTGGCTTCATCCATACGCTTCTGCTTCTTAGCAGCCTGAGCAATGATTTGGCTTTCCGACATGCCTTTCTGTTTTTTAACAAACTCAGGAATATTCTTCTTCATGCCCTTAGATTTTTCTTGTGCCTGTCTAATCTGCCTAGGGGTAATCGGTTTACCTTTGCGTTCACGAATACCAAAAATTGTGTCATCGCCACCCGTAGCAATACGCTTATTTACTTGCTCACTTTTAACAATTCTGTCATATTGTCTGTTCAAAGCAGTAACACCCTTTGAGCGTGTTTCGGCATCTAGTCGTTCGGCACGCTTTGCTGCACGGTCAGCAATACTTGGGCGACCTTTCTTAAACTCTGCATATCTTTTTGCTTCAGCAGCAGAATCAGCCTTCTTGACCGCTTGACCAATCTTTCGGCTTTTCTTACCTGCGGCACGAATAGCGTTCCGAACAATGTCATCCAACGGGATTTTGATGTTTGGTTTCTTCTTATTAGCCACGATAGTTCCTTGAATTTTTAGAAGTTTTATAATACGGACTCATTCTTTTTTGTGCAGACTTTTTTGCTTCAACAGCCACTCGCTCAGCATTGGCTTTTGACAAAATTCTATCTACATCAGCAGTTGTCGGTGCTTTTGGATTTCCCATATCTGGTTTTGGACGAGGATTTTTACCTTTGATACTTGGCAACTGTTTTGGTTTTGGTGGTTTAAAAAATGGTCCACCCTCATTGCGAATTTCTGTTTTGCGCATTGCACGATAAAATTCTCTATCGTCTTTGGCAGAAACCATTTTGCGAGGAATTTGTTTACGGGCTTGACGGTTTATGGCAGCATTTTCTACTTTACGATAAATTTTGTTTTCCGTTTTACGACCCACATTTTTAACTGCTTTTAATGCTGCCTTAGCAGCATCATCAATAAAACCCTGTGGGCGACCTACGCCATCAAATGCTTTACGGGGCTTACTTGCCATAATAATTCTTAGCCATCTTCTCTGTCTTAGCCATAGCACGGCGCTTCGTCATGCTACGGGCAACCTGTTGTTGAACTTTAGGTGACATAGCCTTCTTTGAAGCCGCTTTGGCAAGCGGTCCCACAATGTCATCTATAATGCCTTTTGGACGGGCAATGCCATCAAACGCTTTGCGTGGTTTACCAGACATGATTATGGTTTTCTTTTTGACTTCTTAGGCAACAAATATTTTGGTGAACGCTTTGGCATATCTTTTGGCATAGCACGACCACCACTCTTTGGCAGCATTGGCATCGGGCGGGCTTTTGAACCATCACCCTTAGGACCTTTTGGCATTGGCATTGGTCGTGGCTTTAAACGACCACCACGCCTTGGCGGCATTGGTGTCGTATATGGCGGCTTTGGCATCTTAGGCATTAGTAACCTTTTTTAACAGACTTACCTTTGGACTTCTTGCCCTTAGGATAGTTAGATGTTTTGGTGCCAGCCTTCGGCTTGGCATCAGCATGCGAGGACAAAATACGGTACTTAACTGGCATGGTTCTCCTATATTGATTATGTCGGGTGAGGGGCTTTTATCCCCCCACCCAAACAAATTAATTAATTACTTAACTGCACCACCAGAGTTTTTGCGGTACAACTGTGCTGTTGATGCTGAAGTTACAACAGCAAGGAATGTTGCTGAAGTACCATCAAATACTGTCATCAGTCCACCACTAGTGATTGTCCAACCAGTTGCGGTTGTAACAACAATCTCAAAAGAACTTGCAAGGTTCACGATTGTGAACTCAAACGAAGTTCCAACTGCTTCATCTGTCAAAGCAGCGAGCACAAGTGCGGCTGTTGGCAGGGTGAAGGTTGTGTCTTGTGTTGGTGTCGCAACAAACAACTTACTAGTAAGTAGTTGTGCTGCTGTTGGTGTTGCTGCATCGGTGATGGCTACTGCTGTAACCTTCTCTGATGCTGTAATATAATTTTCAAGACGCTTGCGTGTTACCGCACCGTCTGTGTCGTTACCTTTTAATGGCATTGTATTTTCTCCTAGTTTTGTTAGTGGTTAATTAAGCGGTCTTAGCGGTAAGTTTGCCTTGCTTCTTACGGTTACGGACCGTGAGGTTACCGTAGCACATAATCAAAGCGTAGCGTGCATCCAAATCTTCTGGACGAACAAACTCTGTCTGTTGGAACCACTTAGCCGAGTGACCGACAAGTGTGAGGTACTTGGTGTTCAAGAAGAACATTGTGCCTGCAGGCGCAGCCACATCGTACATTACAGGACTAGCCTTGAACAACAGGTTCTGGAAACCAGCATCTGCAGTCTTGGTGTCTGTGTAACGAAGGTTCGGTTGCAACAAAGCCTCATACTTTTCGTACAATGTTTGTGTTGCCAAAACCACATCTGGGTGGTCGTTGCCAACAGAAATTGTGTTGTAAGCAGTGTTCATTTGAGCAAGAGTCAAAGCGGTGCTTGTGTTCTCCTCATATGACTGCCAGTAAGTGTATGTTGATGAGTTGATGTTACCAACAGTGTTACCTGACTCAACAAGGTTACCCAAGCCGTTCCAGTCTTTACCGCTGTTACCAGTTCCGTCACCGTAGAACATTGTGTTGAAACCTTCACGCATTGATTCCTCAGCCTGCATGATTTTGGCTTCCAACAAGTTGATGATTTCTTGCTCACCGTTGTTCTTGGCTTCTTCAATACCGCTGATTGAGATTGAGCCAGCATATTGCTTCCAATCATATTCAGCAGCCGAGATACCAGTTTGTGGTGTCAATGAAATCGTGTCATAACCCGAGTATGAACCGATTGTGTCGTTCGTTGCATAAACAAGTGGTTCCACAATTTTGGTACCACCATTAAGCATACGGATGCGACCCTTTTCGTTCAACATGTAAGTCAGCGGGCGAGCCGTGAAAATGTTGTCCGTGAGTTGGTCACGATAATTTGCGAGCGTTGTAGTGAGCAGCGCATCAAAGTTGCTATTTGCCATTTTAATTTCTCCTAAAGTTGTTTGTAATGAAAATTATAGTTCTGCACCAAGTTGCCGTTTAGCAGCAGCCCAAGCATCACGAATATTGGTAATAGCCTCAACAGACTCAGTAGTAGTACTCGCAGGGTTAGAACCCCCCGAAACCACAGCAGCCTGACGCTTAGCATCAACAACCGATTTCTCGGTTTGTTGCTTCTTTGCCTCAGCCTGTTTCTGAATGTTTTGTTGTGCCATAAGTTTGTCAAACATAAGTTGTTTATATGTTCCCTCTAAATCGGTTGTCCCCATCCGCAAAGCGGTTTGAA